CTATCACAGCGCAAAATGCAGCGGTTTTAGCCGGTAAGCTGCTTCAGCTGTCAAACGGGGCGATATATCTGGAGGATCGAGGGTATTCTGAGATCCATGAGGCTAAGCTGGACGCCCTGGAAGATTTGATTGAGGCGGCCAACGGGGAGCCGGTGCTGGTGTATTACGGATTCCAGCATGACCGGGACAGAATACTGAAGCGGTTTCCGCAGGCAAAGGTGTTGAGAGGGCCTGATGAGGTTAGGGACTGGAATTCAGGAAGGATCGAGCTGCTGATAGCCCATCCGGCCAGCGCAGGGCATGGCCTGAATCTGCAGCAGGGTGGGCATATTCTGGTGTGGTACGGCCTGACCTGGAGTCTGGAGCTGTATCAGCAGGCTAATGCGAGGCTGTATCGGCAGGGCCAGGAAAAGCCGGTGAAGATTTATCACCTGGTAGCCCAGGATACAGTGGATGAAGGTGTACTTAAGATTCTGACGGGCAAAGCAGAACGACAGGACGCGCTTATTGAAGCGGTGAAAGCGAGGGTTGATCGATATGGTAGCTAAGGAATACATGGAGATGGTGCAGGAAGCTGAGCAGGAGCTTCAGCTGATTGCGGAGCAGAGACAGCACTATATGGCCCTGGGCGGGGCGCTGGCGGCTAATTTCGGTGGTATGCCATCGGTGCATGATGGGCATTCGAGAGTGGAGCAGGCCGGTATAGGGCTGGCCGATCTGGCTGCAGAGCTGGAGAGTAAAGCGGCTGAGTATGCCAGGATCGTGACGGAAGCCCAGGCACTTGTTGAGCAGATTCCGGTGCTGAATTTCCGAAAGGTGCTGACCTACCACTATTTCCTGGGGAAGGATATGGCGGAGGTCAACAGGCTTATGGGGTTCAAAGATGACAAAAGCGCATACCGCGTCCGAGGGTATGCACTGAAAGAGCTGGACAAGCTCATGAAATGAAAAAGGGCCGCCTCATTTCGAGGTGGCCTTCTTCATGTCTTCCCGGATCAGCTGCTTGATGTAGCCCTGGATGTTGTCCACGGTCTGTAGGCGGTTGATGATATCTGCATCAGTTTTGAGGTTAAGCGCCAGTTTGATCTGCTTAACATGTTCCCTGTTGTATGCTTGGCTTCCCACGGTTTCACCTCCTATTCAGTGTATCATGGCTGTCAAGCTTAGTGGAGCTTTTCGAGGAGCCTCTGCAGCCGGTCTTCCCGGAGGATTGACCCGGCCAGCTCGTAGGCCATGTCATCCGTGGTGATGGTGCTGTCGTGGGTGATGTTGTACCAGGTTTCATGTTCCTTCCCGATCTTGCTGGATACCAGCATATGGAGGATCTCCAGCTCAGTGGCGTTGAGGGTGATCATGAGGTTTTCACGGCTTTCTTCAGCGGCCAGCACCTTGTCATGGGCTTTCCGATACATTGGGGCCTGGGTCATTTCGATGGCCTTGTTTACTCTTTCATACTGCGTCATTGGTTTGTCCTCCTTCTCAGTTTCAGGTTGATCATCAGCATCAGCGGCTTCCAGGTCTGCTTTGATCTGGAGAGCTTCCTGTTCGGTCATCTCATAAGCACACAGGTTGTTCGTCCAGTTTACGCTGCCCATGAAGTCATAACCTCCGAAGAAATCACCGGTTTCCGTGTTCCGGATGAGGTAGAAGGTGTAATCCATGCTGATGTATTTCACGATTTCATACTTTGACATTGCTTTGTCCTCCTTCGTGGTCGTTGGTGTGGGATGTACATCCCAGCTGTCGAGGCGAGGATATCACAGGATGTACATCCTTGTCAAGCACAAATTTCAGAGTTAAGAATTTCGTAACAATTTTGTCGGTCAGTTGGGTCTGACTTGTTGACGATACCACCATATTTGGTGTAGAATGATATCGGAGAAATAGGAATAAATCTTAGGGCGAGGCAACTTTAGAGCCATCAAATGGTATAAGAGGTTGCTTTTTTCGTGCCCCTTCTATACATAGACATAAACGAGACTAAGCCCCCCGCCGGGGGTGCCGCGGAGGAGGTGAGCAGCGTGGGCGCGACCAAATTTCCCAAGGACAGGACGCCGAAAAAGTTGAAGCAGTTCGCCGTAATGGAAGCCAATGACGCAACCCGGGAAGAGAAGTTGAAAGAGATATTCGGGATCGATATGGCTACAGCCTCAGCCCGTGAGATCAACAATGCTGATGCCACCATGAGCCGATGGCGGCGGCACCCAGCATATGATATTGCTTGGAGGGAAGAGGCCAGCACCTGGGATTTCCGGGACTACTCTAAAGCCCGGAGCGTCCTCCGGAAGGGTATGAGGCAGGAAAGCGATCCCTGGTTGGCTATGAATTCAGCGGTCAACACACTGAGCGCAACGGGCAAGAGGATATTCAAGGACGAGGACAGCGAGATCACTGTGAAGATAGAAGGAATGCCGGACATCGGGACGCCTGAAGATGATGGCTGATCTGGTATGCTGATATTCGGACATCGTTTCAACTATTCGTTAAACCATTGTTTCACGCACAGTTGAAACGGTTATTTCGCTGTGGTTTAGATTGATCTGGTGAGCTGATATACCATTGCTTACTTGCCATGCATAATCCTGCATAAACCTATAAGGATCACAGGGATTATGCATGGCTTATGCAGTGAGTTATGCAGAGTATGCAGCCATTTGTCCAGGGCAGGAGCTGAGGCCCAGGCCCTACACAGAGCGGAAAAAAGAGTGAGGCCGCCCCGCCCTGGCAACCCCTCCACCCGGGGGAGGGGGTGGGCGGATCGACCCCCGGGGGGCTGAATCGTGCCAGGGACTCCGCGCCGCCCATACTATATACTATATAACCTCAGCCCCCTGATACCCTGATAGCCGACCCCCAATTTTAAAATTGTATACAGGAGAATCGTTCAGTGGCAGGACACCTGACTCCAAATCAGAAGACCTGTGTTCGATTCGCAGTTCTCCTGCCATTTTAAAGAGGTGATCACCGTGACCACGTTTCAGACAATCATGCTCTATTTGCTCATTGCACTCGTTATACTCCAGGTGTTGACAATCAGAAAACGGTGATCCCATGTCAACGATAGTCATAAACTACAAGCCTACTGAAAAGCAAAAAATATTCCACGCCTCGCCAGCTAACGAGATTCTGTATGGCGGGGCCGCGGGAGGCGGGAAGACAAAGGCGCTCATCATGGACGCCTTTTTTCGTACCCTGAAGAATCCAGGTACGACCGCCGCTGTATTCAGGCGGACATATCAGGAGCTTGAGGATACGGACATCAAGGAGGCTATGGCCTCATACCCGGAAAGCCTTGCGGTCTACAACGCCGGGAGGCATGAGTTCAAGCTGAAGAACGGAAGCAGAATCCTTTTTCGGCATTGCGAGAATGAGGCTGATAGATTCAAATATTCCGGTATTGAAATTCAGTTCCTGTACTTTGACGAGCTGACCAGCTTCGAGCAGGTGGTCTACGATTTCATCAAGACACGTCTTAGAGCTAAGAAGTCCCTGGGCGTTGTGCCCATTGTCCGGTCTGCCAGCAACCCCGGCAACATTGGCCACGGCTGGGTGAAAAAGATGTTCGTGGATGCCGGGCCTTACATGTCCATCCAGACTCAGGAGATTTATTCGGAGACGCTGCACAAGTCGAAGAGGATCCGCACACAGTACATCCCGGCTCTGGCGATGGAGAATCCCTTCATCACCGATGACTATATTTTCGAGCTGGAACAGAAGCCCCCGGCGCTTCGGGCGGCATTGCTCAATGGTGACTGGGACAGCTTCGAGGGCCAGGTGTTTAAGGAGTGGAGAGACGATCCTGAGCACTACCGTGACCGGCTGTGGACTCATGTGATCGAGCCGTTCGATATTCCCTCAAGCTGGCCCCGGTACTTCGGGTTCGACCACGGCTACAGCAAGCCGTTTTCCTGCGGGTGGTTTGCTATGGGGCCTGACGGCTGCCTGTACCGGTACCGCGAGTGGTACGGGTGCAAACCCCGGCAGGCTAACGTGGGACTGGAGCTGACGCCTGTGCAGATCGCTGACGGCATTCTGGAGCGGGAGGAGCCGGAGATGCGGGACAACATCCGGGTGCTCCGGGTGGCTGACCCGGCTATCTTCGACAAGAGCCGCGGGGACAGCGTAGCAGACCAGATGGCTCCGGGCTACTACGGACGGCACCGGGGTATCGTGTTCGATAAAGGTGATAACGCCAGGATCGCCGGGAAGATGCAGCTGCACGAGCGGTTGAGGTTCGATGAGAACGGACGGCCTAAGCTGCAGGTGTTCAGCACCTGCAAGGACTTTATCCGGACAGTCTCAACACTTCCGTATTCCGAGAAAAAACCGGAGGACATTGACACTGATGCTGAGGATCACGCCTATGACGAGACCCGGTACGTGCTGATGGCACATCCGGTGACGCCCACGAAGAAACCGCCTGTGGTGTATAAACCGTTCGACCCGTTCGACAGATAGGAGGTGACAGCCGATGACGGACGCAGAGAAAGAAGACTTAACTGAGGAGTACCTGGAAGAGCAGCCACTGTCCCCGGAGGACAAGGAGCTGCTGGAAAAGATCTATGACCGGCTGGACATCTTTGAGGAGAGAAACAGGCCGTACCATGACGCCGCCAAGGAGTCCCGGAGGATTCTCCACATGGACGATCCCCTGCAGGACGATCCGGCGATGACACGGAAAGCCGGGAAGAAGACTCTGCAGATGCAGACGCTTAAGAGCACCATCAATAATGTGGTGGCCGACCAGATGCTCTCCATGCCGGAGGCGAAGCTGCTGCCGGAAACGCAGGAAGCTCAGGACGCCGCGGATGATCTGCAGGATATGGTGCATTACGTTGTGTACTGTGCTAACAACTTTGAACAGCTGCATTACCGCAGGTGCGAGGACTTCTACGGCCCCGGGACGGCAATCACGCAGATTGCCTGGGATCAGGACATGTCCCACGGTCGCGGGGAGATTGCTTTGCTCAGGTGGCCCATGGAGGCATTCCTGTGGGATCCCACGGCAGATAACATCCAGGACTGCCGGGCCGTGATGAAAGTGGGCTGGCACCCACTGTCATGGTTCCGGGAGCACTACCCCGAGGAAGGGAAATACGTTACCAGCGAGGACGGCACCCACAACAAGGTTGGCATGACCCAGGGACAGGAGGATGCTGAGCATGTGAGTGACGAGAAGCGGGCGCTGATGATCGAGTATTGGTGGAGAGAGTATAACGCCTCCACCAGGCGATACACTGTTAACGTTGCCTACGCCGCTGGCGGGGCGCTTCTGGAAAAGCAGAAGGATGTGTATTCGCATGGGATGTATCCGTTCGTTGTGGATGTTCATGACAGCGTGGAAGGAAGCCTGGCAGGTGAAGGGCTTGTGCATGAGCTTACCCCCATGATGCGGTACATTAACCGCTACATGAGCTACGCCGACATGAACGCCAGGATGGCGTCCAAGGGAAGGCTGCTGATCCGGAGGGAAAGCGGCATCGACCGGGAAGCGCTGATGGACTGGGAGAACGATATCATCGAAGGTGATAACATCACTCCCGACAACATGCAGTGGATGCAGAACCAGCCTTTCAACGGGACGATCGTGCAGCTGATGACCATGCTGCAGAGTGACCTGAAGGCTGACTCCGGTGCTAACCAGTTCACGAGAGGCGAGACCACCGGCGGTATTGTCTCCGGTAAAGCCATTAATAGCCTGATTCAGGCTGGCGGTAAGATCGCCTCCATGCGGACTGAGCAGCTCAAGTATGGCTTTAAACAGATTGTTGAACAGATCATCTGGCTGATGAGCCAGTTCTACGATGATGACCGAGTGATGATGATCACCGGGCGTCAGGCAGGGATGAAGCTGGATACGCGGAAGCTCTTTGGCCGGAAGACCAATGGAGCCGTGAACCCTCCGCCCTATACCGTGCAGATCGAGGTATCCAGCCGCGACCCGCAGCGGATCGCAAACCAAAACCAAATGTTTGTCGAAGCCTATAACATGGCCGCGCAGGCCCAACAGTTCTTCCCGGTCAGTGCTTTGTTCCGCATCCTGAATCTGGATGGCAAGGACAAGGTGCTGCCCGTGATCGAAGAAAACGAGCACTACCAGGAACAGATGCAGGCCCTGCAGCAGCAGGTGGAGCAGATGAGCCAGCAGATGGAGCAGATGCAGCAGGAGAACCAGAGCCTGCGTCAGACTACCGCTGAGATGGCGAATACGTTGTCCACGACCAGCACCCGGCAGCGCCCGAGAAGCATGACCCCGACCGCTGACAGCCCGAGCGCTGTGGTGGATCAGGCGAGGAACACGCTTGGTGTGCCTACGGGTACGCCGGTGCCGGAAGGCACCCCGACAGGGCTTTAAAAGGCGGTGATTAAGAGATGCAATGGGGGACAGTTGTGGCAGCCGCAATCACTGCATTATGCGCTTTGATCGGGACATACCTGAGTAACCGGAAATCAACGGCTCTGATGGAGTACCGATTAAAGGCGCTGGAGTCAAAGGTGGACAAGCATAACAGCGTAATCGAAAGAACCTACAAGCTGGAAGGCCAGATGGCTGAGGTTCAGCACACAATCGCAGACCTGAAGAAATAAGGCAACCGGCCCCCGTGATTTGCGGGGGTTTTTGCATACCATTTATTCCGCGATTTACGGATGAATGAAAGGAGAAACCCTATGGACGAGAACGAGATTATTCAGCAGGAAGAGAACACCGGAGCAGAAGACTCACTGACCGGAGAACCCGCTGAA